CCAGCCAGTCGGCAACATCAGCAGGCGTTTCAAAGAATTGAAAATCTTTTTGTAAATCGCATCGCTTACCTTCTTTCAAGATGGAGAACACACGTTTTGGATTAAAAGGGAATGTAAATCCCTGTATCTTACCTCCCTGCCATGAGCCGCCAGCTTCTTCTATCCATTTCTTTGCTTCGGCATAGGATTTCTTATTGAATTGTACTTTCGGAAGTTTAAGAACACTATCCTCAAGAGTACAATGTTTCAATATCTCTTCCGCACTCCATTTCTTACCTTCATCAGCCTGCTTTTTCTTTTCGTCAGCCGGAGCATCCGGCGCTAACAGTGAAGATATTTTTTCTACAACCATATTGCTCGCATCCATGAAGGCATTGACGCAAGATAGTGCTTCCATGAGAAATTCAGTATCAACATATCCGGCAGCGTCATAAACATCTATACCTTCAGTCATATTCGACAATTCATTGAGCTGAGCTACACTACCACGTAACGTTTTTATTAAAGTCTCTTTGTTGTTCATCATAACTTTTCTGTAAATAAATTCTTGTCGTATCTACACTACCATGACCGAGAAGGTCTGCTAATTGAATTACATCTTTGGTTTTCTTCAGGAACATTTTAGCAAAGAAGTGCCGGAAGGCGTGAGCGTGCATTTTTTTTGAATCGATACCGCAATGTTTACCCCATGCTTTCAGGTGCTGAGAAAAACCTCTTTGAGTCAACGGTCCGAATCTCCCGACAGCAAGAGTACCGGATTTACCTGTCTCCTTTATATAGTCCTTCACCTCCCTCTGCAATTGCTTCTGGAAAAAGAAACGTCGATACTTGTTCCCTTTCCCTTTCAGAACAACTTCACCGGTCGCTATATCCTCCCACGTGAATTGCTGAAACTCCGAGAGCCGGGCCCCTGTAGTACCCAATACCTTGATGAAGAAATAGTAATCCTTGTTGGGTTTTGTTTTAAGATACTCCAGTAACCGATTATATTCATCTTCGGTAGGAACATTAGAAATATCTAACTTACGTTTCATTTTAGGCCTCTTCAATTCTATCGGCTTTTTCATCCATTTAGAGAACTTCTCAATGGCTGTAATACGTAATCGAATGGTGGCAGGAGAGAGCTTTGCCTCTTCAAGGCTTTTTAAAAATCGCTTGCAATTCTCCATATTCAGTTCATTGGCGTATTCGAAGTATTGCTTAAGAGAGGTGTGATAGATATCAACTGTATGTGATGAATAATCATTGTTATCAGTCAACCATATTATGAAATCATGGAGCAGTTTCTTATTTTTTTCTGAAATAACCTCAAGTTTCTCCAAAGGTTTTACAGCCTTTTCCCGTCGGCCATATCCGATTTTAAGATAAGACAATAAATCACAAACAGCCGCACACATAAACGAATGGCGCACCATAGCATCCGCATTTTTATGTTTATATTTCAAATAACCTCGGCGATTGATTTCTTCAGCGCTCTCAAGAAAATCCGTTACATACTTGATATACTTGCCAATGGAATCATAGTTCTTTCCTGTTGTATACAGGTATGATATGTAATCTACCAATATTTGTTTTCGTTTATCATCCATTTCCATTTAATATCAAATCACACCAGGTATTATCATTCTCAAAAAACCACTCAAAACCACAAGCTTTGTGTTTGCCGGGTTTCTTATGGCAGATATAACTAATCAAGGACGGGCTGATCCCTGTTGCCTTGCCTGCATCTTGAATAGAAGGGAAGATACCACACAGTTGACCATTTTTTATAGCTACTACACTTTTCCGATTCATGCCAGCACCCGTCTTGTGCCATGCTCCACGTCCTTTTTCCAAATTTTTTAAGCATCTACGTTTACTCCATCTTGAATGGAATTTCAACTTCTTCCCCTTGTTATGAGGGGTGTGACCTTTCAAGAATCTTCCGTTTACCAAATTCCTTGTAAGGCGTTCTATGGGTATATATAATTCACTCATTTCTGTACCGTTATGAGTAATACACTATTCCTTTATTCTCTACAGTCTTTTTCAGGACACAAACATAATGATCGAAAAAACGACACAGATATTCATTTAATTCTGGCTTTATAACAGACTCGTATTTCTCAAAATCATGCAGTATCTTTTCTGCTACCGTATAATCTATCGCACCTTCACAATCAGATGTTTGCAAAAATTCAATGAATGGCTTACCTATGAAGTTGTTTACGTTATTCCAAACGTACTTTACATCATGTTTCAAAACCACATGTGATATTATATCTCTGAAAGTAGAATATTTTGAATAAAAAATATCACAGTCGGAATATAAAACATCAGCTTTATAGCAGCCTTCCTCAACCGTAGGTATATGATTTATCGGTTCCATTCCGTGCGCTTGATAAACATACCACCCATTCCCGGTATTATCATATTCCTCTCTTGATATTTTATCGCCCAATTTTAAGGCATAAATACTTAATCCCATATTAGCTCCTTTCTTTCTTGTTTTACTCTAATTAAAATACACCTCCATCACAGGCGTTAAGAATAATTTCTACTATTCTATCACTTTTCATTCTTCCATTTTCGCCCACTCCATCATTATCATCCTTATCAAGTTTCAAGATATTTAAATTTCCATCAGCAAAGAGAATCAGATTCTTAGGTTTCTTTCGGATTAACTTCTTCAGCTCCTTAATCCATTCCTCTTCTTTCTTCGTTAGTTTGATTATTTCCATAATGTTCCTTATTATTCTCTTATTTCTTTTTTAGAAGTTTATCACACCTAATGCAGTATTCTCGATAATGCTTAGTGTGATATTTATGAATATGCTTACTTCGCTTTTGGCCACCCTTACGCTTCATTCTGAGATACGAAGTATTCCTCCATGTTACTCGATAAGGTCGGTGCCCACAAAAGAAGCATACAATACAACTCACAATATTCATTACTTTTCTTATTGACATTAATAATTTCTTGCCGTATAACTCCAGATTCTCGTATTGAATCTGAATTTGATAGTTTCTATTATTCCCATCTTCTGAGGCTTCCAGTTGTGTAAAGCCTTTAAATCACCTACTTCCGGATCAGGGGGAAATACATAAAGATGCAACCCCACAATAAACCATTTTATCTTACTCATATATACTTTATACATTTTGTATCTCACATCAAACTTTTCAAATCCACCGGTTGCTTGTCTTTGTTGTACAGCCTTACTTTCAGCCTTTCCACCAACACGAACACCAATGAGGCGGCATCCGGATTGTCCACCCGGACACGCACGCCGGTCAAGTTCTCCGCCTTCGCCCGCTGGATTATCAGCGGGCATGGCTTGTTGTAATACTCCCAATAGTAGATGAGTTGTCCGAGCAACTGGTCCTCTATTTGGATAATCAGGTCTGTCGGCTCACGGTACAGCATGGTTCCGGTTGTATTCGTCCTCCATTTCCCGTATCATCTCCATGCAGGCGGGCCATCCGGGAAATCCCCCGATATTCTTGTCGTCGATATAGACGTGCGCGTATATCTTCTTTCCGGCTTCACCGCCATATTTGGCTACATTCTCAGGATCATGGTCGTTGACGCGGGAAAAGGGGATGCGGTGTTCCAACAGCCAGTTGACGGCCTCCAGCAACCGGTCTCCCGTACGACAGGTCCAGATGATGATCTTGTGCCCTTGCGAGTGGAGCGTCCGGAGTGTTTCCCCCGCATAAGGCTGTTCGCCCAGAATGACAGGGTAGTTGCTGCGGACGATCGTCCCGTCAAAATCCACCGCTATGATCATAACCGGCAGAATGAGGGTTCGACACGTTGCCATACTCCGTTCTCGTCACGTTTGTAGAAGTAATAGTTGACGGCTGTTTTGTACACCACATTGCTTTCTTTGAACAGCTGCATGATGGCGGCGTATTCCTCATCAAAATTGGATTCCAGGGAATATAGCTTGCTGATGGACTTGTAGTCAAGATCACCCTGCTTGTTCCGTTCCAGCAGTGTCATGGCGAGCTGGTACATAGGATCGTCTACTCCTTTATCAGTACGGCGGATGTAGTCTTTCAGGTAGTTGATCAGGCGTTCGGCCGCCATGTCCGCCCGCTCGTCGAAACTTTTCACCTTGTTGCTCTTCACCTCCAGCTTGAAAATCCCGTCCACTACCGAGAAACTTGCCTGTTCCTCACCGCGCCGTAACTGTCCGTAGTCACGCATGACGTTGCGGAACGCCCCGCTTTCGGCTTCCAGCCACTCACGGAAGCCCGCCACGTTGTTCACGACAGGCATCAGTTTGCTTTCCACATCCAAAGCGAACTGGTGGCGTAATGTCTCGTACGCTTCACGGCGGTTGATGCTGTCCTCCTTTTCCTGCTTTTTCAGCGCGTGCAGCAGTTCCGCCCTCTCTTCTTTTGATAAATTGTTGATGTCCATAATAATTGTTTTTTTAATGGTTTATAAATGGTTTTTAAATTCCTTTCAGATGATATACCTCTTTCGCTTCCTTTTCCAGTCTTTCCTGTTCTATGTAAAGGGCACTGCGGCGGTCTACCAGGCGCGCGTATTCGTCGCGGGTGAAACCTCCGGGATTGTACAGTTTCTCGTTTATCCCGTCCAGTTCGCGGGGGATGCGGTCAAGACGGTCGAGTATCTTGTCGATGCGGTTGATGCGCATCTGCTCCGCGCTTTCGTTGTTGGAGAAAAATTTCTTTTCTTTCATTGGTCCCGTGTCTTTAATATTTGCTCAAGCCGCCGGATGACCGCTTGCAGTTCCTCACTGTCAAGTTTGTAAAGGGGTTTTCCGGCTATCCGTTTGTCACAGAGGCAGGCGTTCACCCTGTCCCAGTCGGTGGTGTCTATCCCCAGTTTTTGCAGACGTACCAGCACTCCGGAGCGTTGACGTTTGATTCCCCTTTCCCCGACGGACAGGTCACGGTTCTCGTGGGCCGCTCCCTGAATGTATCCTGAAAGGTATTGCCCTTCGCTGTATGTCAGGTCGCGGGTGCTGTCGGTGCGGCCTTTCGTCAGGTCGAGAATCATGCCGCGGCGTGTCTCCTCGTCCAGACCGTAGCGGGCGTACAGCCCGTGCAGGTGACCTATCAGACCGGTGCTAATCGGCCTCCTGATGCTCTTCTTCTGTTCCATTGATTTCTATGTTTTTTAGATGATATTCCTGATATCCTTTTGCCCAGATGATAAAAAATCCGCGTGGCCCTCCTTTGCCACGGCCTATGAACGTGGCCTTGAATCCTTGTACATAGATACGTTTGAAGCTGTCACGCTTTACCCGGTAGGCGGCTTGTCCCTCCACCTCTTTCCCGTCCACATGGGAGATGAAGATGAACACTTTTCTGGGGTATTTCTTGCGCAGGCTGATTATCTCGTCCGCTTTCACTCCGCACTGGTCTGTAAAATACTGCACGGAGTCGATGATAATCACGTCCGCGCTCCGTTGCTTGCCCAGATATTCGTCCAGATCCTCAAACGTGGTATCGTCCGAGAAGATGATCCGGTTGATGTCGCTCCGCATCCCCACGTCACGGACGGATTCAAGGAAATCCGTAGATCCTCCCATCTCCAGCGTGAGGTAGAGCACACGCATTCCCATTTCATCCAGCTTCCGGGCCAGTTGCAGGGCAAAAGAGCTTTTTCCCTGCCCGGACTTCCCGTAGATAATCCAGCAGCCGGATTTCTCCGGACGGCCGAATGCCTGATACCACTCTCCGTCGAAGTCGATATATTCGTGGCGGATGTCCTCTAGGTTTTTCAAGCTCCATACTCTCATGCCAGTTCGCCGCGCTCTATCTGTTCACGAATCAGTTCCGCCTCGATCATGCCGCTCAATTCGCGCAGGTCATCGACAAAGTCGTAGGACTTGCCGCTGCCTTCCACCGGTTCCTTCCGCCGTTTGTCCAGCTTTCCCCAGATATATTGTCCGGTCTCCCTGGAACTGATACCGTTAGCGGCACAAATGGCCAGTACGTCTTTTTTTGTGGCTCCCAGCAGGGAGATGTAGTTACGGCTGAAACGTCCGTCCAGTTCGTCGTATCCCTCGATACGCCCGACGTAGCGTTTGATGTTCCTTTCCAACGTTTCCGTACCGGCCACCAGGGCTCCCATACGGTGGAGCGTGTCGTCATATATGGGGATCAGCGTACAGAGGGCGCTGTGTGTCAGTTTTCCGGCATCGTCAAGTATGAGGATGGGCTTTTTGTCCGCCATGCGGTTAAAATGGGAGACGATAACGTCTGTCAGGTCGTCATTGTCCATATAGCGGGTGACTTCCTCTCCCAGACAAACGGCAAGGCGGGTGAGAAACTTGCGGGCCGTCCATTTCCGGCATTTCAGATAGACCACCGAATTGTCCGTGCTGATGTTGTACAGGTCGATCAGCGATTGTGTCTTTCCGCTTCCGCTGCGTGACGAGATGCAAATCCAACGGCTGTTCTTTCGGGCGGCTATGAAAGCGGTGCGTATCTGCCTGTAACTTGTCACGCTTTCCACCACGTTCCATGCGTTCTCGTAGTAATTGAGCCCGGAGGCTATCTTCCCGGCAATGGCGTTCTCCTTAGCCCCGTATTTTCCCGAACGGAACTGTGACATCGCCGTATCTGATATTCCGCATTTACGGGCCAGTTCGGCGGCGGACGATCCGCGCTGTACCAGCTTCTCAATGTATGCTTTCAAACTCTGTGTATCCATAATCTATCGTTTTTAAATGTACTTTAAATCATCTTGAAAAATTCATGTCCAACGGGTTGTAGTCGTAGTCTTCATCATCCCCCGTGAGAGTGTCCGGTCTGGAAACGTGCTCCGTCACGTCTTCATACTCAACGTCTACCGCCGTGTTGTCACGTGCCTTGCTGCGTTCGTCCTTATGCTGGCCGCGACTGTCGGTAATCAGGTGGATGTCCAGCAGTGAATTTCCGAGAAGTCCGGGCACTTGCTGATACAGGTGCCCGATATGTTGGTCTACATCGTGCCCCTTTTCCTGTATGTGGGCTGTCAACTCCCGGTTGAAGGTATCCACCCGTGCCCGGTACTCGAAGTGTTCCGGCTTCTGGTCGGCCAGCGCCATCGGAACTTTTATTTCCTGTTGGAGCAGATACCGAAGCGTGCCTGTCTCTTTTTCCACACGCCCCGATTTCAGGCGTTTGGCGTTGGAGATGAGCACCTGGCTCATATCATCGGGATCGAACCGGACTATCCAGTCTTCATTATAATAATTACGCAAGGAAAGGTCGAAGCTGTCGAAACAGAGGCGTTTCCCCATAAATTCGATATATAATCCGGAGCCGGTCAGCTTGTTGGTGCGTCCGGTGGTTTCTCCCATCAAAAGGAGATATTCTTCCGTACCGAAAGGTATTTTTCGGGCTTCCTCCGTATGATTCCATGCTTCCCGGTAATCATCTATCTTTTTTGCACGTTCCGTCTCTATCATGGCTTCTATCTGGCCTATTACGGTGGCTTCGTCCGGAACGAGACTGCGGTTGTAATTGATAATTTCCAGATTGGGCTGGTTGGCTGTGTCCGCGGTGATCCCAAAGCCGGACCAGTTGGCCTGCAACTGGCAGAAGTCACGGTTCAATGACAGGAAATAAGGCTCTATAATTTTGGATTTGGCATTTCCGAGTGCGGCCGGGGTATAATACTTTGTCATTGCCTGATAAAAAGGAACCATCACTTTCTTCTGGTAATTGTCACTTTGCAACTGCAACGGCTTGTAACGGGTTCCGAACAA